TTTTGGATTTCCTTTTGCCTAACTATACTTATATTATAGTTGGTTTTACCACTCTTGTCAACCACTTTTATTTTGGTAAAATAAAAACTTGATTTTTACAACGATTTGTTGTATTATGTATATAGTATGTTTAATTTAATTAAGCACTTTTTTAATAATCTAAACAAGGAGATAGAAATGGCTAGAACAAAACAATTTGTTGTATACACTAGAGAATTTCAAAAAGGAAACGTAAACTCAAAAGTTGGCGTGTTCGTTGAAGAAGCAAACAAATACATGGTTAACGGATCAGTTAACGGTGGAGCAATTAAATTTGCAAATCTAAAAATGACTAGACCAACTGCTACTAGAAAATTAGTAGATGCTGGTTATGACTTTAATGTAAGAGTACTAGGTACTACATCATTACAAGGCGCAATGGCAATGAAATCAGAATTAGTTAACTTGTTATCAAGCACTAACAAAACTGTAATCAACCAAGCGGCATAAATTGGATAAACAGAGTGGCGTTTCGACGCCACTTTGGCTAAACAAAGTCTTTACAAACTTATTATTAGACTGTATTATATACAAGTGAATGTGAAAATAGTTTTCGCATAGACAACTAGGAGAAAATAATGTCAAACACAATTCAATCAAAAGTACTAACAGCCCTTTCAAACGGCAACGAACTTACAGCAAAACAAATCAAGTCACGTTTTGGTGCAGGTAACCCGGCCGCAGTAATTCAGGCACTAAGGTTTTCAGGTTATTCAATCTACTTGAACACTCACACTGATACAAAGGGTAGAGTAACTAACAAGTATCGTTTAGGTACTGCAAGTCGTAAAGTAATTGCGGCTGGTTACAAAGCACTTGCTACAAAAGTAGCCTAAGTAACACATTGAAGAAAGACCCCTTCGGGGGTCTTTTTTTATACCTACATTTTCAACAACGGAGATATAAATGGCTCAATACAGAGAAGAACTACCAAAAACAATTTCAGTAACGTGTACAGACAATGAGCAAGTAGTTGAAGCAGATTTGTTCTCATATCAAGAAGATAAGCACATGGACGTAATCCTTAATACAGTGCGTGTACGCTTGGTTTGGAAGGGCAGATATTTTGTAGGTAATCAATTCGGCTATGAATTTACAGCAAAGCCACCACATAAGGTAGTATTCAAACAGCACCGCTAAATGATCCATTCTATAATAAATACTCACATAAGGAGAGTATAACTATGGATTTCAGAACACTAATAAACAAACTTGATTCTTTCAATACGGAAGCCAAAAAAGAACCGGAGAGAATGAAGTTTAGCGATGCAATTAATCATGTAAAGGATATTACTTTTACACCCCCAACACCAGCACAAAACGAATACAGCATTGCTAACAATGTAGCATTCAAAGGCAAAGACCTAACTGATCCAAAAGTAAGACTTGCATTATATCAAGACGAACTAAAACGCTCTCCAGGCAGATTACTAGGTGAAATTGCACAACGTATTAAACCATCGTCAGATGCACAAATAGAATTAAGTATGTTCGTTGGTGAACTCAGCGAAAAAGAAAAAGGCACTATGTCTAAAGAAGAACAGACACTTGCTTTTGAAGTTATTAAACATGCAATACGCAGTATGGATATTGAAAGAGATGCTGATCAAAGTACATACAAAGATAGTGATGCACCTGATGCATCTGAAATGGAATCAACAGAAGATGTAAGTGAATCAGAAGATGAACCAGACATGTTAAGTGACTGTTGTGGTGCACCTGCAGATAGCGAAATAGACAAAGACGGCAACGCAGTGTGTAGTAAATGTAAAGACCACATGTCATTTTCTCCAGTAGACGAGTCAACAAATGAATCAGACTTCGACAGAGATAGTGTAACCTATGATGAAGTATTACCATTTGTAAAGATGACTTACAAAACGTTACTAACTGATCTTCAAACTGCAAGACAAGATATAGAAACTTACAAAGCGGGTGGCGACACTGGAGAAGAAGGTGGCGACATAGATATGATAATGCCATACCTTAGAGATTTAAAAGATATGCAAAAGTATGTGAAAGCGATTCTTGATAACCCAGACATGGACATCGAAGATGTTGTTGACCATATGATGCCAGCAAGTTTAGATACATCACCAAGAGAAGAACTAATAGGAAGATTTAAAAAATCATTTTCTAAAGATCCACAACTTGCAAAAAGATTATTTAAAGATCCTCAATTAGATTTTTATTCAGAAGATGTAGAAGCAACAGAATGGTTTAAAGGACAGACTGATGTATCATTTAATGGAGATGAGTTTTATGAAGCATTTGGTTGGATTGAAGAAAATGACGAAAATGTTGTAGAAGCAGAATACCAAGGACGTACTGTTAAACTAAACAAACCAATGCGTGGTGATGTTAAAAAGTTTAAAGTATACGTTAAGAATCCAAAAGGTAATGTAGTTAAAGTTAACTTTGGTGATCCGGATATGAGAATTAAAAAATCTAATCCAGCAAGACGTAGAAGTTTCCGTGCTAGACACAACTGTGACAATCCTGGTCCTAAGACTAAGGCACGTTACTGGTCATGTAGAAAATGGTAATTACACATGTTATTAAAAGAACTTTTTACAGCAGACAGCGATAATAGTACTCCACAATACGACTTAATAGATGATATTAGTTTCTTCATTGATAATGACGATTCAATCCATAAAGAATTCTTTTTACCTGCTATAGCAGATCTAAAAAGAAAAAATATTGTTGAAAAAGATTCAATTGAAGAAGTTGCACCATATTTTGAAGCAATGGTTACAGCAGGTTGTATGAAGTACAACGAAACTTATAACATATCTGGCAAGACTGAAGAAATTTACACACAAGAGTTAATGTCTAGTATATGTCACAAACTAGCGGAAAAACACCTACCACACATTAAAGACGGCGCATACGATACCAAGGAGGCTTAAATGCTACTCAACGAACTGCTTGAAGCACAACCAAAGAAGACAGCAGTAGTTGCTTGGGGAAGAATGAATCCGCCAACTATAGGTCACCAAAAAGTTATAGATGTTGTTAATCAACATGCACAAAAGTTTATGGGTGATCCTATTTTGTTTTTAACTAAAACACAAAAACCAAAAACAGATCCATTATCATTTGCAGAAAAATTACATTTTGCTCAAGAAATGTTTAATGTACCTGTAGATAAAAATACTAGTGTAAAAACTATTATTCAAATGTTTCAACATCTACAAGGTAAAGGTTATGATAATGTTATACTTGTTGCAGGAAGTGATAGAGTGCAACAATATCAAGATTTAATTGACAAGTACAATAATAAGCCAGATACTAAAGGTGAAGTTCCTTTTACGTTTGCAAATGCAAAAGTAGTAAGCAGTGGAGAACGTGATCCTGATGCTGAAGGTGTACAAGGTATGAGTGCAAGTAAACTAAGACAGTTTGCCGCTGACGATGATTTTACTAGTTTTGCACAAGGTATTTCAGGAAATGAAACTCTTGCTAAACAAATGTTTGCTAGAGTACGCAAAGGAATGGGTCTTGAAGTAAATGAGATAATGGGGTTTGCAACTAGAACTCCAAAAAGAAACACTGTTAAAAGACGTCCACCTGAACCAGAAGAATTAAGTGTTGCAGATAAACTTAAAAAACGTAGAGCCATGGCAAGTAAAATTGGCGTAGATAAAGCATTTAAACAAGATGCAATAAAAAGTACAGAAGCCGCCGGCGTTGGAATTATTACAAAGCAAAACACAACTAAAGATGTTAAAAAAGGTACTCTTAAAAAAATGATGAAAGCGTACAAACTAATATGACATTAGATGAGTTAAAAAAATTAGCAGGTGTAGATATTGTTAGAAATGATAATCATCAAACATTAGAAAACATGTCACATACTGCACAAGAACTAAAAGATAAAGAACGTAAGTTAGGTGTCAAACCTGGTGACAAAGAATGGTTTGAATTATGGTTTTCAAGACCTTATATGACTGGCGCAGGATTTAAAGGATTTAGAGGACGTAAATGAGATTATTTGAAATCAGTAATAATTCAAAACCTGAAATCTACGTAGACATGGACGGTGTCCTTGTTGACTTCTTTGGTGCTTGGGCAAAACTTATGGGTGCAAAAGACTTTCGTGATATTAAAGATATCGATGCAGGTCTTCAAGCAATTAGAGATGCAGACAACTTTTGGTTAGATCTCGAACCTACTCCTAACGCAGGAAAACTTTTGGCTTTGATTCAAAAACATAAAGGCAGTTATACTATTTTAAGTTCGCCTTTGGCTGACGATCCTAGATCAGAACCACATAAACGTATGTGGGTGAAAAACAATCTTAAACAGTTTCCACCTAAATCAGTAATCATCACAGGAAACAAAGCCAAGTACGCACAGCAAAGTGATGGTACTCCCAACATACTGATAGATGACTTTGGACAAAATATTGACAAATGGAATGCCGCGGGAGGCATTGGAGTCAAACACAAAGATCATAAGTTTGAAAGAAGTTTTAAAACAATACTATTACACTTAGATAATAATAAAGTAAAAGAAAACTTCGCAGACGGTAAAAAAAAGGGCAAGAGTCGCCCAGGCAGAGTAAAGAAGTCGGGTGCTAGTTGTAACGGATCAGTTACAAGTTTAAGAGCAAAGGCTAAAAAAGCAAGTGGTGAAAAAGCAAAGATGTATCACTGGTGTGCTAATATGAAGAGTGGCAAAAAGAAATGAGGATATGCGAAGTAACAGAAGTTGTTACACCAACTAATAATACAGAACATGCTATAGAGCGTTTAAAAGTTGCCGCTGAACTTTGTAGTAAAATGGGAAACCAACCTATTCTTTATAGGGCAATGCACACAGGCACATACCACGGCGGTGCTAAACAAAATCTAATACAAAAGGTAGATAACCCTGCAAGAAAAAGCGTAATGGGAAATCACAATCCTATACAGGTAGCAGTGCTTAACGATTTAAACATTGTTAGTCCTGCACAAACAACTACAGTAGCACCTAGTAGTACTAGTGACTATTTTGGTACAAATCATATAATAATTCCAGGTGGTGACTTTACTGCTTATTGGAACCCAGACATAGACGACTTGGGTGGCTTCAAAGGATATGATCCAAAATTTCAAAAAGGAGCATATGATGACCAAGGCGGAACATTAGTCCGTGGGCAAGGTCGCGAAGATTTACCAGATGAGGAAATGCAAAAAATATTAAGTGGCTATCAAAAAGGTATTCCTAGTTATAGTCAACACAAAGGTGAAGTTATATTAGATACACCTTTCTATTATATGCTAAACTTACAATCTTTTTTAAGTACGTTTGGTGGTAAAAAAGTTAAAGAATTAATAACTGTACAAAATAGAAGGTCCTTTTCATCTATATCAGCAGATCTATTAGCAAGTAAATTTAAAACATATAGTGACGTTGGATGGTACTTGGCAAACCCTGCTACAAATATGATGAAGTGGATTGCTAGTAAAGAAAAAGAAAGAGAGGCGGCGTAATGTTAAGTAAACAATGTAAACTACACTTAGAAGAACAAGGTGAAACAGGATTACAGCATATGAGGAAGGCAATTAAAACAGCAGTAAAATTACAACTGCTAGTACCTGCACTACTAGTACATAGTATTGCTCCAAGATGCTTTACTAATACAGCAACTAATGTTATGAAAAATATTCTTAAAGATAGGTAAATATCAATATGCGTTTAAAAGACTTAGTAGAAGCAGTAAAAAAATTAGAACCAAGTAAATCACGTGATCCTAATTGGCGTGATATGGAAGCACTACGTAAAAGTGGCGCATCTGGCTCTCATAAAGATAAAACTAAGACTATCCCACGTAAAGAAAAATACAAAAAAACACCTATGGAACAACAGTTTGAAAGTTTTGTATCTGAAAAGATTACTAAAGATACTGAAATGGGTGATGTTATTAAAGATTTCTACAAAAGCGATGCTCCGCAATTTAAAGGTAAAAGCAAAGCAAAACGTAGACAAATGGCTATTGCGGCCAAACTTAGTCAAGAATCTAGCGATATATTTAAAGGATTAGAACAAGTTGAAGAAACAGCAACAGCAGGAGCAACTAGTGCAGGTAACATTGCCTCAGTTGCAAGTCCGCATTTAGCAATAGGTGACGCAAAAACACGTAAAAAATACGGTTTAGTAGGCGGTTTACCTAATCCTCCTAAAGCAAAAAAGCAAAAGCCAACAGATAATGCTCTTAATATGAAAGACACATCTATCTTCGGCGGACCACTAAAACGATAAATACTCGTATAATACAAAACACATTATAGGAGCAATCGATGATTAATGAAGACAAGTACGATGAGCCAGCATCAAAGTACGAAGATGAAATGCTTGCCAATCAGGTTGCATACATCAAATACGCAGTAGAAGAAATTCATGACCATGTACACAAGGGTGGAACATTCCCTGAGTGGTTTCAAAACAAATTCAGTGGTGTACACGAAAAAGTAAAAACACTTCATGCTTACATGGAAGGCGAGCGTATGCAAGCCAAAGAACGTGAACGTATGATGAGTATGAAAGATCAAAAAGATGATTATTTTGAATCACTAGAAGAAAAATTATCAGTAGTAAAGGAAGCAGAGAAGCGTTGGAAACAAACTTCAATGTCTCCAGAAGAAGCAACAAAAAAATACGGCAAAGAAAACGTAAAAGTTAAAAAAGGTGCATTGCGTAATGGCGATGACATGGTAGAAGTATTTGTTGAATCAGCACAGACTATGACAGAAGCACAATTTGACGAAGCCGCTGGTGAAAAAGATGCTTGTTATCATAAAGTTAAAGCACGTTACAAAGTATGGCCAAGTGCATATGCAAGTGGTGCTCTAGTACAGTGTCGTAAAAAAGGTGCTAAGAACTGGGGAAATAGTAAATCATGAGAAACTTAATTGCAATCGTAGAAGCAGGTGAAAAAGGTTGCCCACTAGCAACACAAGATTTAGAACTTAATACTAAGAATCGTAATGCCGCTATACAAGCAGAACATATTCAGTATGGTCCATTGAATGTAAAACATCCAGGTGACTATTATGAAAAGATTGCAAAGTTTTGGAAAACAAGTGTAGACGCCGCAGAAAAAACTTTATGTAATAGTTGTGCCGCTTTTGATATTAGTCCAGGTATGCTTGAATGTATGCCAGGTGAACTAGAAGATGAAGATGGATATTTAGGTTATTGCTGGATGCACAAATTTAAATGTCACAGTGCTAGAACTTGTAGAACATGGGCCGGTGGTGGACCAATACATACAGATAAAGTAAGTAAGAGTTGGGATAAAGATTAATGCGTATTATAGAAGTCACTGAAGGAACACGATGCTGGAAAGGCTACAAAAAGAAGGGCATGAAAACTATGTTCGGAAAACGTGTACCTAATTGTGTTAAAAATGAAGATGTTGACTTCTGTGTAAATTGTGGTGATTTAGTATTTTCTGAATCCATAGACGAAAACTTAAAAAAGTGGTTTAAAGATAAATGGGTACGTTTTGGCCCTGATGGAAAAATTCGTGGTGACTGTGCAAGAGGCTCAAACAGTGAAGGTAAGCCAAAATGTTTACCTCGTAGTAAAGCACAATCATTAGGTAAAAAAGGAAGGAAGTCTGCGGCTAGTAGAAAACGTAGACAAGATCCAAACAAAAATAGACGTGGTAAAGCAAAAAACGTTGCCACTAAAAAGAAATGAGGTACTATGAGATTATTAGTGAAGCCTGGAGCAAGAAACATAAAAAGTCAATTGACTGTTCGAACCCCAAAGGTTTCTCACAAAAGGCTCATTGTGCAGGACGTAAAAAAAGACAAGGAGGAGGAAACACTAAATCCAAAAGTGTCTCTTAAATAATTATGGCAGATTTACAAAGCATTTTAAATAAGTTTACTGAGTTAGGAATTGAAAATAAAGGACTTACTGTAGACGCTCCACAACACGGTCAAGCGTTACAAGAACAAAATAATAATCAAAGCACAGATGCTAACTCCCATGCACGTATGGTTGCAGAAAGTATTAAAGGAAAACATATTCCTGGTGTAAGCGATACTAGAGCAAGTGATATGGCCGCACTAGCAGGGTTAAGTAGTGTAACTCCACAAGCACCACAACCACAACGCATAGTAGAATCAACTATACCTACACAACAAACATATAACGATAAGTGGCATGAAGTAGACAGTAGACTTTCAAAAATTGAAAATACACTAGCAAAAGTGTTTGAAAGCCTTGAAGGTTTAAAACAAATGAGTAACGAAGAATATCGAGCAAAAAGAAAAGCATTACAAGATATTCAAATGGATCCAAACACATCTAAAGATCCTAAACTTAAAAAAGAACTAATAAGACGTAGACAAGAATTAGAAAAAGATCATAAATCAGGAAAAATTACAACAGAACAATCTCTAACAAAAGGGTTTGCAAGTTTTTTGAAAGAGTTTGAGTAATGAAAATATGTGAAGTAACAGATTACTTCTACGGATTAGATCCGGCACATATGTCATACAAGCATAAAATAGGCGATGTGTATGGCAAGAAAAATTTAAAAGTACCACATGCAAAACTGCATGTAAAAAAGAAACAAAAGAAACAAAAGAAATAAAGTATGGCATTCTTAGTACATAACTTACCTCCTGTTGAAGTTTATGTGAAAAAAGAATATCTGTATGACCACCAAAAAGGGCATGGAGAAGTTACTCCTGGTATTTGGATTAGTATTAGAAGTATAATGGGCAAAGCATTATACGTAGAAACATTACTTACAGAATACGGTGCATTGTACGATAAATTACCTATTAGTGCATTTGTATGGAAAGATGATTACTTACACAGTGACCAATTACCTTTAGACACACTACAAATATGGGATTGTTTTGATTATGATATTACATTAATTAAAAAGCCTATGTTAGCAGACTGTGAATTCTTTGGTAAAGATAAAAAGATGCACAAAGGCGAATATATGTTTACACTTGATACTTGTCATACACAACACTCAACACTAAATGTAAATTTTAGTGAACACGATCCAGAACACAAAAGTTTTAACTTTATTAAATTAGATAACGGACAGTTTGCCGCACAACCTAATAATAGAGTTATTTTTACAGACCAAAGTTTAGTAGTTGGAGATCGAAAGATGCCAGACTTTAAAGTTTGTACACAAAATTATACAGTAGAAAACAATCCTAAATGGTCAGTCGGACACACTGACGAATGGGCATATAAATCAAAAGATGAGGCAGAAAACATTGGCTAATGATAAAATTAAAATTAAAAGAACAATCGAATACACTGGACCTAACAAAAGAGATTACTTTTTAGCAGACTTATTTAAAAAAATACAACCAACAGTGGGTTGCGAAGTCGGCGTAAGAAACGGTAGAACAACATTTCATTTACTAGAAGCATTTCCAAAATTAAAGATGTATGCTATTGACTATGACATAAAGTTATTCTATAAAGATAACATGATAATAAAGTATGGTCCTAGGCTAAAAGCAATACAAGGACATAGTCATACAGTACATGAACAAATAGAAAACGGCAGTTTAGACTTCGTATTCATTGATGCTAGTCACGATTATGATAGTGTAAAAGGTGATATTGAATACTACACACCTAAATTAAAACCAAACGGTTGGTTATGTGGGCATGATATGGATTTTCCAGGTGTAAACAAAGCAGTTAACGAACTGTTACCAGACGACCATCATATAGGTCCAAATAACGTTTGGTTTAAATGTTTAGACAAAACGGTGCCAATTCCGTTTAAACTACTTGACAACTAGCATAAATCTATATATAATATAACAAATTACTAAAAGGAGTCTCACATGAGTGACAAAGTATTTGGTGCTGACGAAAAAGCAAAACTAATTCAGATCGTTAACGAAGGCGTAAATGTTTTGCAAGAAGTTACAGACCTACAAGAAGGTTTAAGAGATACTGTAAAAGCAGTAGCAGAAGAAATGGATGTTAAGCCAAGTTTAATTAACAAAGCAATTAAAATTGCACAAAAAGGTGAATGGCATAAAGCCGTTGATGAGTTTGAAGACCTAGAAACTATTATGGTTACTACTGGTCGCGACAAACTCTAATGCAAAAGGTAAAAGATTTTTGGATCAATAGTTACAAAAGTGATCAGGTTGCTTTTGGTTTTGAACTAATAAGTTTTGTTTTTACAGTTATGGCAAGTTTGACTTTGGCATTTAATGCTAAAGATCCAAATATGCTAATTATATATCCGTTCTTTTTTGTAGGATCGGTTACACAATGCTACGCCGCAGTACGCAGAGGTGCGGCATGGGTCATGTTACTAACAGGATATTTTGCTGTTATTAACGTATTTGGATATGGAGTTGCCGCCATGTGGTGGTAAATGAAAGGTGATTAAATTTGTGGGATATTTGGTGCAAGGCAATAGGAACAAAGGCATATGAAGATAACAATAAGGCTGACAGAGTGGCAATTATACGCACTGGGTGGGTGTTGCTACACATTTTTACTTGCATTGCTATTATCTTAAATGCAATAGCAAATCATGGTATGAAGTTATTTGGATTTTGATAAAAAAAGTCTTGACTTTGTAGTGGTAAGATACTATAATATTAAATAGTGTTGAAGAAGGTTAGTTGGCCATAAGCAACATTACTGGTTTTTGCCAACCGAAAGTGGCATATAAAGGAGAAGACATTGAGTTATGTAGACGCACTCTGGGATCGTGATAAAGATATTATTAAGGTTGTAGAGAGAAACAAAAAAGGCGAAAGAGAGTTTCGCGAGTTCCCCGCAAGATATGTGTTTTATTATGGCGACGGCAAAGGTAAACAGAAAAGTACTTTTGGTGATCCTGTAAGTCGTGTTGTTTGTAAAAGTTGGAAAGACTTTCTTAGGGAACAAAAGATTAATAAACATCGCGGACTATATGAAGCAGACATCAATCCTGTATACAGACTACTAGAAGAAAACTATTTAGGTCAAGATGCACCTAATCTAAACGTTGCATTTTTTGATATTGAAGTTGACTTTGATCCTGAACGTGGTTATAGTTCACCAGAAGATCCTTTTACTGCCATTACTGCAATTACAGTACATTTACAATGGCTTGATAGTCTTATTACACTAGCACTTCCTCCTAAAACACTTACAATGGAACAAGCAAAAGAAGAATGTAAAGACTTTCCTAATACATATTTGTTTGACTCAGAAGCAGAAATGCTTGATACATTTTTAGATTTAATTAAAGACGCTGATATTTTATCAGGTTGGAACAGTGAAGGTTATGATATTCCGTATACTGTTAACAGAATTACAAGAGTTTTAAGTAAAGAAGATACAAGACGTTTTTGTTTATGGAACGCTTATCCTAAGAAAAGAGTATATGAAAAGTTTGGTAGAGAACAAGAAACATATGATCTTATAGGACGTCAACACTTAGATAGTCTTGAACTATATCGTAAGTACACATATGAAGAACGACACACTTATCGACTAGATGCTATTGGTGAACTAGAAGTAGGTGAAAAGAAAACTGAATATGAAGGTACATTAGATCAATTATATAACAATGACTTTAAAACATTTATTGAATATAACAGACAAGACGTTCTGTTGTTAGATAAACTTGATAAGAAATTACGCTTTATTGATCTAGCAAATGAACTTGCACATGCAAACACAGTGTTACTACCAACAACAATGGGTGCTGTCGCAGTTACAGAACAAGCAATTATTAACGAAGCACACAGACGTGGTTATGTTGTACCTAATAGAGTACACAGAGAGCCAGGTTCATCGCAGGCGGCTGGTGCATATGTTGCATATCCTAAGAAAGGATTGCATGACTGGATTGCATCAATGGATTTGAATTCACTGTATCCTTCTGTTATTAGAAGTTTGAATATGGATCCAGCAACAGTTATAGGACAACTTAAACAAAACCATACAGAAGAATTTATAGGCGAACAAATGAACTTTAAAAAGAAGTCATTTGCAGGTGCTTGGGAAGGAAAGTTTGGTAGTCTTGAATATGATTATGTAATGGAACAACGCAAGGACGTTGAAATTACTATTGATTGGGAAGGTGGCGAAAGCGATACATTAAGTGCCGCAGAAGTTTACAAACTAATTTTTGATAGTAATCAACCATGGATGGTTAGTGCTAATGGTACATTATTTACAACAGAGTTTGAAGGTATTATTCCCGGACTACTAAAACGTTGGTATGCTGAACGTAAAGAAATGCAGGCTAAAAAGGTTGCGGCACAAGATGCAGGTAATAAAATTGAAACTGCTTTTTGGGATAAAAGACAACTTGTTAAAAAGATTAACCTAAATAGTTTATATGGAGCAATCCTAAACCCAGGGTGTAGATTCTTTGATCATAGAATTGGGCAAAGTACTACACTTACAGGTCGTGCTATTGCAAAACATATGAGTGCAAAAGTAAATGAAATTATTACAGGCGAGTATGATCATGTAGGTAAAAGTATTATATATGGTGATACAGATTCTGTGTACTTTAGTGCTTATACTAGTTTACGTGCAGAAATTGACAAAGGAGATATTCCTTGGAATAAAGAAAGTGTAATTCAACTGTATGATCAAATATGTGAAGAAGCAAATGTAACTTTTCCAAAGTTTATGGGAAATGCATTTCACTGTCCTAAAAGCAGGGGTGAAGTTATTGCCGCTGGTAGAGAAGTTGTTGGTGAAAAAGGATTGTTTATTACTAAAAAACGTTATGCAATTCTAATATATGACAATGAAGGATTTAGAACAGATACAGATGGTAAGCCTGGTAAAGTAAAAGCAATGGGGTTAGATCTTAAACGTTCTGATACTCCTGTGTTTATGCAAGACTTTTTAAGTGAAGTATTGTTAGCAGTACTAACAGACGGCAAAGAAGTTGAAATACTTGATATGATCACAGATTTTAGAACTAAATTTAAAGCAAGGCCTGGTTGGGAGAAAGGTTCTCCTAAACGTGCAAACAACGTAACAGACTATCTTGCTAAACTTAAAAAATTAGGCAAAGTAAACATGCCTGGACACGTTCGTGCTTCTATTAATTGGAATACATTAAAAGATATGAACGGTGACAAATTTAGTATGCAGATTGTAGACGGTATGAAAGTTATTGTTTGCAAACTAAAACAAAATCCAATGGGATATACTTCGGTTGCGTACCCAACGGACGAACTAAGACTACCAAAATGGTTCCAAGAACTGCCTTTTGAAGATGACGAAATGGAAACTGCAATCATCGATAAAAAGTTAGATAATCTAATTGGAGTGCTAGATTGGGATATTAAATCAACCGAACAGAAGAATACATTCAATAATTTATTTGACTTTGAATGATTTTCTAAATATAATAGTATATAAGGAACGGAGAAAACTATGAAAGACATTTTACAAGACATTGTTGCACATACACATGCACTTGGCTTTCTTAACATTGTTAAGGTCAATGGTGATGATGCACAAACAGGTATCGATAGCATGGCAGAGGATCGCTCTGTGATCATGCAGGCAAATACTAAAAACGCCCAAGTAGAGATGAAGGGTACGTTTGGTATGCCAAACTTAAACAAACTAGACATTCATTTGAAGTGTCCAGAATATAAAGACGAAGCAACTATTGATGTTGTACGTCAAGATAGAAACGGTGTACAGATTCCAACTGGTATACACTTTGAAAACAAAACAGGTGACTTTAAAAATGATTATCGTTTTATGAACGCAGAAATCATTAATGAAAAACTTAAGACTGTTAAGTTTAAAGGTGCGGCATGGGACGTAGAAGTTTCACCTACTATGGCAAGTGTACAAAGATTTAAAATGCAGGCAACTGCAAACGCAGAAGAAACTGTGTTTACTGTACTTACAGATGGTACAGACATCAAGTTCAAGTTTGGTGATGCTAGTACACACGCAGGTGAATTTATTTTTGCTACAGGTGTAACAGGTTCACTTAAAAATGAATGGGCATGGCCAGTACAACAAACACTTGCTATTTTAAGTTTAGATGGCGACAAAGTAATGAAGTTCTCAGATCAAGGTGCTATGCAAATTCAAGTAGACAGTGGTTTGGCAACTTATGAATACATTTTGCCAGCACAATCTAAATAGGAGATATAATGAATACGGACTTAACAACAGAACAAAAAGACTACGCAACGTTTTTACCAGCGTTGAGTGGTTTCTATGCTACCTTTATAGGTAAGCAACGCAGAGAAGAATACGTTGATAAGAGTCGTATTCCGTATCCTAGTATGGAAAGTATGAATTGGTTAAACAAGAAAGAAGGACTGTTTAACTATCATTGGTCATTATATTCCGCAGGACATGCCGAACTAGATATTAATAAAGATGCACCTAAAGAAGATATGGTACGAGATAGAGATCGTAACAATAGTTGGATGTTAGGTGACTCAGGTGGTTTCCAGATAGGTAAAGGTGTGTGGGAAGGTGATTGGAAAGATCCTAATTGTCCTAAAGCACAAAAGAAACGTGAGCAAGTACTTGCGTGGATGGACGCTTACATGGACTATGGTATGATACTTGATATTCCGGCTTGGGTAGCACGTTCACCAGCAGGTGCAAAAGCAACAGGTATTGACAACTATCAAGATGCCGTTAATGCTACACGTATTAACAACGACTACTTTATGAAACACAGAAGCGGTGCTTGTAAATTCTTAAATGTATTACAAGGCGAGAATCATGCTGATGCAGAAGATTGGTATCAACAAATGAAAGATTACTGTGATCCTAAAAAGTATGAAAATCATTTTAATGGTTGGTCGATGGGTGGACAGAACATGTGTGATGTACATCTAGTATTAAAACGTTTAGTTGCATTACGCTTTGATGGATTACTTGAAAAGGGCAAACATGATGTTATGCACTTTTTGGGTACTAGTAAATTAGAGTGGGCAACATTATTAACAGATATACAAAGAGCAGTTCGCAAGTATCACAATGAAAACTTTATGATTACATTTGATTGTGCTAGTCCGTTCTTAGCCACAGCAAATGGTCAAATTTATTGTGAACTTGAAACACAAGATAGAAGTAAATGGGTATACAGAATGGTACCTAGCATAGATGATAAAGCACTTGCTACAGATACTACGCCTTTTGCACAAGCATTTGTACGTGAAGGTAAACATGGAAGTTTTAAAGATTCACCACTTACACAAAACTTAAAAGCCAAAGATGTTTGCATTTATGCTCCAGGTGATCTAAATAAAATAGGTAAAGAAGGAAAGACATCATGGGATAGTTTTTCTTATGCGATCCAAATGGGTCATAATGTATGGAGTCATATCAATGCAGTACAAGAAGCAAACAGACAATACGACAATGGAATCATTCCAAACATGCTTGTCGAAGAGTCCTTTGACAGGTTATTTTTTAAAGATGTTGTGGAAGCAATATTTGCAACTTCAAACAGAGACGAAGCAAATGCGATAATAGAAGAATTTTCAAGGTTTTGGATGTCTATTATTGGAACTAGAGGTGCTACTGGTAAGAAGACAGTTAATGCTAGTACACAATACACAAACCTATTCGAGGAGGTATAATATGACTAACGTAGAAAAGATAGATAAGTTAAACAATAGACTGCAAAGCCTTATTGCAAAACATAAACTAGTACATGAAAAAGTTGAAGTTGCAGAGGCAGAAAAAGTACAAGAAAAGTTTTTAGTAGAAATGAAGAAACAAAAACTTTCTCTTAAAGACGAGATGTGGAAAATTAACTTAGAAATAACTTCATTGGAGGCACAAAGTGAAGCGTGATTATGATGATGGTGTTAAGGACGATGTTGTTTACTTCACAGGTTACGAAGTAGAAAAAACTCCAGCATTTGAAGAACACACGTTATTTGTAGTAGGGCCTAGACCATTACAAGAAGTATTAAAACAAGCAAAGAAACATGCAGTAGATCATATTTACTTAGGTGCTAATCAAAGTTTTAATATTGATGGCGGTACAAGTCATGCTTGGGACGAACTTGTAGAAGGGTTACTTAAAGAAAGTTATATGGTTACACTAGATTATGATGTAAGATATCATGAATATGTTATCGAAGCAGGATATAACGAATATAATAAATTTATTAGTATGATTAGTGTTAAACTTCCGTATATCGATCATTTAAATTATAATGCTTGTATTAAGATTGATGATAAAGACTTTAAAGCATCTAACGTAGGTGTTTGGGTACATTATGCTAGAGATTTACAGCCAAGAGATAAGTTTACTGATTGGTCTAAATACGAAAATGATAATTCAGTAGAGTAACGCAATGAAATTAATACACCCTTTTTCTCAGCCCAAAGACGAACACCCTAAAGTTAAAGAAATGAATGGACACTTCTTAGTAGGTGAAAATCAGCAATGGTATGACCTAAGTGGCGGAACAGGATGTAATATATTTGGATTTACACAGCCTGAAATACAAGCCAAAGTAGCAGAAACAAGTTTTCAGTTTCCAAACGATGATTGGACAACTAAAAGTACTGTATGGTATGAACTAGAAGATACTCTTAAAAAAGTTTTACCTAACACATACACAGGATTTATACCTGCACTTACGGGCAGTGATAGTGTAGACAATTCATTAAAGATTGCATGGAGATATTGGACTAAAAAAGAACAATCTCGCAGACGTACAGT